TGTAGCCATTGATACTAATAATGTAGAAGTATTAAAAAGTGAATTATCATTTACATTAGATCCTAATGATTTAATAGAACAATTAAAATTAATAATAGATCAACAAAATTTAATAGCTTAAATATTTATTTATATGAACGTAAAATTATTTAAAAAACTTATTAGAGAAGCAGTAATCGAGGCTCTTCATGAAGAATTACCTGATATTATTAATGAAACATTAGCTAAACAAAACAAGCAACCACTACGTGAAAATAAAACGTTTAATTTTACTAGTGCTGATGTAGCTCCATTATCCGGAGATGTACGTAGTTCATTAATGGCTAAACTAGGAGCTGAATTTGGGTTTCAACAACCCCAACAACAATCTTTAAAAGTTATAGATGCTGTTGATGAATCTACTGGTGAAAAAGTTAATCCATATTTAAATTTTATAGCAGACGCAGCCAATAATATGACACCAATGGATAAATCAGGATTACGAAATTTAGATATGTAATATGCCAATACCGCAAACAATACAGGTTAATCCATTAGATTTGCAAGGAAACATTGCAATTGGGGTATCTTTACCTTTTAATGGACCGGTTGCTTTTAATAGTACATATAGTACAGCAGACCAAGTTAAATCTAATTTAATTAATTTATTACTTACCAATAAAGGTGAGCGAGTAATGAATCCTGAATTTGGAGCTAATCTTAAAAGAGCATTGTTTGAAGGAATAGTAGAAGATACTGCTGTAACAATAAAAAATCTAGTTTATACTAATGTAGGAATATACATTCCCGAAATAACAGTAAATGATGTTAGAATAACAACAGATAAAGATAATCATACTATATCAGTAACTATAGTATATACTTTAAATATATCAGGAACATCAAGTCAAGTAACAGTACAATTTATATAAAATGACAGATAATAATAATGTATCATATTTAAATAAGACTTTTAGTGATTTTAAAGCTAATCTTATAAATTACGCTAAATCTTATTTTCCAACAACGTATAATGATTTTTCTGAAGCATCACCAGGTAATATGTTTATTGAAATGGCATCTTATGTTGGTGATGTAATGTCATTTTATTTAGATACTCAAGTACAAGAAAATTTCTTATTATACGCTAAACAAAAAGAAAATTTATATGCTTTATCGTATATGCTAGGATATAGACCTAAAGCATCATATGCTGCCGTTACTACAGTTGACATATATCAATTAATTCCCTTTTCAAATTCAGGGGGAACTAATGTTCCTAATTATAATTATGCTATTGTTGTTCCTGAAAATACTATTTTAACTGCTGCTAATTCAACTAAATTTTTAACTATAGAAAAAGTTGATTTTACTAATCCTAATAATACAGAAATAATAGTAGCTAATAACAATTATTTTCTTCTTAAAAAACAAGTAAAAGCAATATCAGCCGAAATTAAATCAATAACTATACCTTTTAGTACTCCACAGAAATTTTCTACAACTACAATAACTGATAATAATATATTACAAATATTAGATGCCACTGATGCTCAGGGTAATCAATGGTATGAAGTACCATATTTAGCTCAATCAACTATTTTTGATAAAATAGCTAATCCAACATTTGCTATAGATAACGTACCCTATTTAATGCAATTAAAAAGAGTACCTCGTAGATATGTCTCTCGTTTCTTATCAGATAATACATTACAAATAGAATTTGGAGCTGGAGTATCTAATAAGACAGACAGCACATTATTACCTACCCCAGATAATATCCAATTAGGATTAGTACCTGGTATTTCTACTTTATATAATAATTTCAATAAAGCATCTGCTTTTTATACTCAAGAGTATGGCTTAGCACCAAGTTATGATGTTACAATAAGATATTTAGTAGGAGGAGGATTAAATGCAAATAATGATATTAATAAAATTACTGTTATAGATAAGTCACAAATATATTTCCCTAGCTCAATAAATGACCCAGTATCTAATTATATTTTAAGTGGTATAGTAGTTAATAATCCTGTACCTGCTTCTGGTGGTAGAAATGGAGATCAAGTTGAAGAAGTACGTAATAATGCATTAAATGCATATCAATCACAGTTACGCGCTGTAACTAGAGAAGATTATATGGTTCGTGCTTTATCATTACCTTCTGATTATGGTAGTATAGCTAAAGTATATGTTACTCAAGATATGGTTCGTGAAATGATAGAAACGCAAACTGTAGCTACAACTGAAGAATTAAATCCATTATCATTAGATATGTACATATTAGGGTATGATTCAAATAAAAAATTAACAACAACTGCTTCTACACTAAAACAAAATTTAGCAACATATATTGATCAATTTAGAATGGTTACTGATGCTGTTAATATTAAAGATGCATTTTATATTAATATAGGTATTAATTTTGACATAGCTGTTAAAAGTGGATATAATAACAATACAGTTATTATGGATTGTATTTCTGCTTTAAAAGACTTTTTTAATATTGAAAAATGGAATATCAATCAACCTATTATAATATCCGACGTTCAATCTCAACTTCTTAATATAAATGGTGTACAATCTGTAATTAAACTTGAATTTATAAATAAACAAGACAATGCAGGAACTACATATTCTTTATATGGATATGACATACCTGGCGCTACCCGTAACCAAGCTATATATCCTTCACTAGATCCTAGTATTTTTGAAATAAGATACCCAGATACAGATATTCAAGGAAGAGTAGTAGCCGTTTAAACATTTAAAATATATAATATTTATATATAGTAATTAATTAATTATGGCTGTATATAAAATATTCCCTGAACAAAGTGCAACTCTTTATTCATATTACCCAAGTCTTAACTCAGGTAATGATGAAATATTAGATCTTAGCACATATCTTACTATTGATGGTACTAATCAAGTATCACGTCCTATCATTCAATTTTCACAAAATGAAATAGAAGATATATATTATAATAAAGTAAACGGGGCGGAATATGAAGCTCATTTACGTTTATCCTTAGCTAATGCTTCTCAAATTCCCTTAAATTATACAATAAATTGTTATCCATTATATTGGAGTTGGGATAGAGGAACAGGACGATTAGCAAATTCACCTATTACAACGGACGGAGCTGGATGGAGATGGTATAATTTTTTAAGTGGAAGTGCATGGTATTATCCTGATAATATACCCGCTCCCGGTCTTGATTATTATGATGATGGAACTAACTATGGAGGTGGAATATGGTATCAAGGTTATTCTGCTTATCAAGATTTTACTAATGTTACTTCTAAAGATATAGATTTAGATATAACAAGTATGTACCAAGGATGGATTGATTATACCATCAATAATGCAGGCGTTATATTAAAACATGATAATTCATTAGAATTTACAACATCTTCGTATTTTGAATTAAAATATTTCTCAGCTAATACTCATACAATATATCCCCCATGCTTAGAAATAAGGTGGGATGATTGGTCATATAATACTTCCTTAACAGTAGTAACATCACCTCAAATTGTAGCAACATTAGCTAATAACCAAAGTGAATATCAACAAGACTCAGTGCAACGATTTAGAGTAAACGTAAGGGATAGATACCCAGCTCGTGCATTCTCAACCACATCAGTATATTTAGTTAATAAAGCTTTACCTGAAGAATCTTATTATCAAATAAAAGATTTGGATACCGAAGAAATTGTCGTAGATTACGATACAACATATACTCAAATAAGCTGTGATGATACTAGTAATTATTTTGATGTATATATGAATGGATTAGAACCTGAACGTTATTATAAAATATTAATTAAAACTACTATTGATGGTACAACGTTAATACTAGATGATAATTATTACTTTAAAGTTATAAGATAATATGTCTCAAATTCCTATAGAAAAACAAGTATTTAATAAAAATGCCTTTGGTAAAGTAGTTGATACTCAATTTAGCTTCTTATTAAATAATCAAGCTGAAGAAACACCTGTATTTACTTTAGAGGATTTTTTTCAATTATATGAACAATTATTTTATCAAATTCCAAAGGAAGGTGATAGTAATTCTCATATGTATATTATACAAAAAGAAGCAGAATATTTAGGAATTGTAATTAACCAAGATGAAGTTCAGGCTTTATTACAGGAAATTACAACATTAAGACAACAAATATTAGATACACAAACAGCATTGGCTGAGATAAGCAAAACAACTAATAATGGCGGATAATATACAAATAGTAGGAAATATACTAGCATCTACTACGGTTTCTCGTTACAGTAGCAAAGACAATAAATTAATACCTTCAGAAACACTAAAAGAAGATTTTGGTGGTACTAATGACTATATTGAATTTTATATATATGATGCTGGGAATAATTTACTAAATATAAATTACAATTATCTTGATTATTATTTACCGCCATCAACAGGTCTAAACCCAGGAGTAATAACTCAACCTAATACTACTGGTAATATTCAAACAAATAATGTAGGAATTGACTCAACTCTAGCTCCTCAAACTAGCTCATTATATCCTATTATAGAAATTGACCCAGTTTCTGATTTACAAAATGCTGGGTATACATCAGGAGAATTTAAACTTAGATATAATCTATTTCAAAATAAGTTATCTAATTTTATTGATACCGCGTTATATATTAAAGAAATATCACCTGATAGAACTGAACTTAGATTAGCCTCTATTAGTCTTACCAATGATGAAATTGAAAGCGTAACACTTTCATTAATAGATAAAATAAATAATTCTCCATATTATGTTGATTATTTACTAAATTTTGGAGAAAATAGACAAGCAATAGCTATAAACATAGCCCTAAATAAGGATCCTGAAGGATACCAGGTATTAATTAAATTATATGAATCATTACCTGCGGAAATTCAAGAAAAAGATGAATTATGGATTGTAGAGGAAAAAGTTAGTCCTTATTTATTTGATATAAATTTAGATAAATTTGTCACTCCTGCTCCTCCTCCAACATTAAGAGGACCTAATTTAGACATTCCTATTCCTGATAAAGGAACTGTATCAACAGCGTATACTAATTACTCTAATGCTTTACTTAGTTTACAATCAATACAAAGTTCATCATATAATCAGATACTAAATTTAATGAGTACACAAAGTATTCAAATAAATGTAGATTATACTGATTTTAATAATTTTGTATTTTTTGGATCATCGTACCAACGTGTAGTTAACTTTTATAATAAGGTTAAACAAATTGAAGATTATACTAATAAAATAGCTCAATATACTCCTTATGTAGCTACAACAGCTAGCCTTCAAACAGAAATAAACACATATTCATCTAGTATAAATTTACTTATATCTCAATTTGATGGATATGAATCATATTTGTATTTTGAATCTAGTTCGTATACTTGGCCAAAATCAGGATCTCTTAAACCATATAAACTACTATCAACAGGCTCAGCAGCTGTATTAAGCTGGTACCCAGCTTTAACAGTATCTGCTTCATTATATGATAATAGTAATTATGATAATCTAATATATGCCGTTCCTGAATTTATAAAAGATGATGACAGTAATGCTCCATTTTTGACTTTCCTTAATATGGTTGGTCAATACTTTGACAACATATGGATTTATCTTAAAGCAATTACTGATGTTAATTTAGCAAATAATAACCTAAATAAAGGTATATCTAAAGATTTAGTATATGAGCAATTAAAATCACTAGGCATTAAATTATATAATAGCCAGGCTGGTGAATCTGTAGATCAATTTTTAATAGGTGCTAATACGGGCAGCTCAACTTGGGATAATAATACTACGATTACTGGTAGTTTCTTAAATAATATACCCCGTAAAGATTTATTATCGGAATTATATAAGCGTATTTA